CGTAGAGCAGTTCCGGGCAATGGAGCGTTATCACAAGTTCACCCAAGCTCGTGGTGAACGTATCAGGTCAGAGGCCCTCCTTGAAGATTGAGCATCGAGGCCAGCTTCTCTTCCACGTAAATAGTCAGTCGAAGGAAGAGGAGTTCTATGTATGTGACCTCTCCCTCCACAAAGGGAGGGGTCAATGCACCTGCCGGGACTGGGAGACCAGATGCCAGCCCCGCCTGAAGGAAGGGAAGAATGCTGAGTACCCCCAGACGGATAGAGATAGATGTAAACACATCCACGCTTGTGTTCTATGGCTGGGCAATGAGGTCATCAGGAGAACGATAGGATGAGCCTCGATTGCAACACGGAGAATGGTCGCCGGTACATCAGCTACCAGCATCTGTGTCTGCAATCGTTCTGTGCCGCTAAGAAGGTGGGCTATGCCACTACCACCGATACCTCGGATGCGGATGTGGACGCCATCCTGTGGCGCTCGTCAATCGTAGGGGTCGCGGAGGTGAAAACCCGCAATCTCACCCATCAGCAGCTTTCCGGCTTCGGCTCCTACTTAGTCACCTTCTCTAAGCTGGAGAAGCTTAGGTCAGTAGCCAAGGCGCTCCGGTGTCCCGGCCTACTACTCGTCTATCTGATCCCAGAGACCAAGACGGTCTGGTGGAAGGTATGCGACGGACAGGGGGAGTGGACGGTCGATGTTAAGGTGGAGCGAACGTCAACGCAGGCCACCTGCAATGGAGGAACGGCAATGCGAGACAACGCCTACCTACCACTCTCTTTGATGAAATGTTGAAGCCCCACAACGATGGACAATGGACCCCAGCTAGATTCCGTAGCTTCATTACATCTGCATTGCGTCGGGCTTCTGGGCGATGGGGGCCTAAGCATTCTTGCCGCAAGGCTGCGAGAATTGGACGAAATCAGTACGTCTGCTCCGCCTGCAAAAAGGTCGTTGGGAATTCAGAAACCCATATTGATCACATCGAGCCCGTCGTGGACCCTGTACGCGGATTCCGAGGATGGGATGAGTACGTCTCCCGGCTTTTTGTCGAGGCCGCAGGGTTCCGTCTTCTATGTACGGAATGCCACTCGGAAGTCACCGCACAGCAACGTGAGATAAGGAAAGCTAACAAGAAATGAAAACCTCCGGTCTATTCGTCGCGCATAAGATCGAACTAGAGGTGGAGGTCAACAAGCCCTTCCACTTGATTCCATTCGGGGACATCCACCGGGACTCCGATATGTTCGCAGACTCCCATTGGGAGGAGTTCCTCAAGTACGCCAAGTCTAAGAAGGACGCCATCTTCCTCGGGATGGGAGACTACACGGACGGGGTGAGCACCTCGGAGCGGATGGTTCTCGGCCCGCTCCACGATACAACCAAGAACACTCTCAAAGATGTTTATAAGGGCGTCAGTCGCACTCTTGCTAATGAGTTGCAGTTTATGCGTGGTCGCTGCCTTGGTCTTCTTGGTGGCAATCACTTCTTTGATGTGGGCGATGGTCAGACTACCGATCACCTACTTGCAGCGGCTTTGGGCACAAAGTTTCTGGGGGTGTGTGCCTTTGTGCGTATAGCCCTCACATTCAAGGGGAGGAAGGCCAGCCACCAACTGGACATCTTCGCCCATCACGGGAAGGGAGGAGGAACGACGCCGGGAGCCCAGTTCAACACCATTGAGAAGATGCTTAGTACGGCAGATGCCGACATCTATCTTATGGGGCACACCCACGGAAAGGGGTGCATTCCATCCTCTCCCCGCATTGTGCTGAAGGACGACACCTCCAAAGGGCTAATCATCCGCGAGCGCACCCCTTGGCTGGGCCGTACCGGATCGTTCCTAAAAGCCTACGAGTCGGGCCGAGTCAGCTACAACGTGGATGCAGGCCGGTCCCCGGCAGCCCTAGGCTGGATAGAGTTTGAGATCACCCCCATCAGGATAGGTGCCGGGGGGAAAGACCACATCGAACTACGCATTCGGGGCACCTCCTAAAACGCTCACAGGGTGCCCTAGAATCGATTTTAAGAGGTTTTGCCGTGCAAGACGTACTAGAGCCGCTCTACCAGTTCAAACCCCACGTAGAAGGGGTTCTGGTGGAGAGTAAGGAAGGACTCACCGTAATGCCTGTTAGAAGGCATAAGTTCACACTTGTGAGTACAGCCCCGCACCCAGACGCGGGTCAACCTACCTACCTAGGGGAGATATGGTCCGGCCCTACGGATGGGCAACGGTTCTGGCTGGAACCGGGGTGGTACGAAAGACTCAGCGAGTGGGCTGACCTTGTGTAGAGTCGGCATCCGTAGACGCCATATCGCCCCGCAATCCAGCATTGGAGGCGTACATATACCCCCGCTGCATAGGCAGAGACCGCACCATATCCGCGAAGTTCTCAAACTTAGCCGCCTTGGTCAGGAAGTCCGGGTCCGTCGCCATATAGGTCAACAGGTCAAACCGGGGCTTCTCAAGAATACGCCCAATGCGGGTAGCGAACACCGAAGCGCCCAGCGCGGAAATGCCGGGAATGTTGATCACGGGCTGGGCTGCGCCAGCTAAGGTGGAAACGACCGGAGACTTTAGCTCCGTCGTCAACAGATCAGCCTCCCGAAGGCGAGGGATCACCTTATCCAGATTGGTGAAAAACCGTTTCATCCGGCTGTCGAAGACATCTCCCACAAGGAATCGGATGTGGTCGGAACGCTGCTTGTCCTGCGGCAACGTAGGATTGTAAAAGCGCCGAAGCTTGTCCACATCAATGGACGAACTAGCGTCCTTGGCCTTACGCTCAATCCCAGAGATTCGATACAGCTCGTCCGCCAAAATCTTGCGGGCAACCAGATCGGCCAACTCCTTGTCCTGCTGGCGAAGAGCGCCCATAAACCGCCGTCCGACATCCGGGCTGAGTCCAATCACGAAGTCGCTAAGGGTTCCCTTTCCGACCTTGCCAGCCTCTTCCGTGAATCCGTGCTTACCCTTGCCGGTGAAGACCGCGAGCACAGGGTCGTTCTTCACAGCGTTGAACGCTTCCGTGACCTGAGCCGCATCAAGATTGGCCTTTGCAGCCGTTTTGCGGGCTTCTGTCAGCTTCTGGCTGGCCCTAGCCGAGTCGTTGATCAAAGCCGCCGTAGCAGCCTCCTTGGCCTGCTTGGCAAGCACTCCAGAAGCCAGCCCCAAAGCAACGTCACCAGACGCCAACGCGGACTCGATCAGCTCTTGAGACAGGTCTTCCTTCTTATAGGTGCGAACGGCCTTGCCGAGGGCATCAATGGTCTTGGTGTTGCCAAACCCAGCCATCTTGATGAACGGAGCGACATCTGGCTTCTTCACCTGTTCAGATAGGGCGGTGATCAGCGCGGCGGGGTCGTTCTTGTACTTGTCGATCATCGCCCCGCGAATCGCCCGCCCAACCGAAGCCTGCATATTGGCAGCTACTTCTGGGGCATACTTACCAACAAGCTTCGTGGCCCGCACCACATTCTCCACCGCCTGAACATCTCCAGCCAGAACCCCATCAGCGAGCCCAGTCAGCGTCGATGACTTGATGCCGGACACCACTCCACGCCCAACCTCACGGCGAGGCACGCCGAATACGGAGCGGGTAAAGTTGCTGTCGCGGGTCTGACTCCACTCGTACCAGAACTTCTGCGCGGCATCGAAAGCCTTCGCGCTCTCGGGGCCTAGGTTCTCATTGATCGACTTGCGGAACACCGTACCCAAAGAGCGGTAAACGGACCCAGCCAAAGCCTCAGCTCGACCAACGTAGTTCTCGTCCAAGTCAGCCCACTTGGCCGACATCTCATCGCGGAGGTTCTTAAACTGATTCCACGAAAGGGCAGCGGGAGCCTCCTCGTCCACCTTTCCTACGTTCTCAATAGCCTCGATGATCTTCTTCCCAACAGGACTATCAGCCTGATCCTTCAGCGAGCGCCGTGCAGCGGAAAGCAACGCTTCGCGATCCACGATCTCATCCGCACCATTGAGCCCAGTCTTGGAATAGAGGGCGGTCGAGGTGTCTTTAACCGCATCATCCAACTTCAGGACGGTCTTGGTCAGGTCGTTGGCGTAGGACGAAATCGAACCGACATCAGCGAACTTCTGCTGCACCGCGAAGTTAGCAGCGGCCTCCCGGCGAACCGCTTGCAACTTAGCCAGCGCCGCATCCTCGTAAGCAGCCTGCCAGTTAGCCGTCTGCTGAGGAGCCGATTCAAGGGCAGTTAGCCTGCTCTGTGCAGCCCGATACACCGACCCAGCGTTCTGAGCAGCCAGTTCTGCCTCCTGAGCAGCCTGCACCATAGGCCGCATCTTGCCAGCAAGCTCCGAGTTCGTCGGGACATCGCCAACGATGTCGAAGATTTCTCGGGTGATGGCAGACTGCGTAGAGGCTACCTGATTAGCCAGCTCGGGATTGCCAGCCGCCATCCGATTGGTCAACGGGGCATACTCGGGTAAGACCTGCGGCAGCACCGGATTCTTGATGCCTACTTCACTCAGGAACTCCCGCGTCTGGGCATTCTCCGCAGCCGCCGTGCTGAACTTACCGGCCACCTTCCCAATGAGTCCAAGCCCAGCCCCAAAGGAGCCCGACATCAGTCCGGACTCAAGCACCGCACCTTCCTCACCGGACACCTGAGCACCAAGAGCCTCGGCAAGGGCGCTGCCGCCACCCATCGTAGCCGCCGTTTCCAGCACTCGGGCACCTGCACGAGCGGGGATCGCCCCAAGCGCCCCAGACTTGACGATCTGTCCCATCGCCTGCGGGCTGGTCAAGTCTTGTCCGGCAGAAGCCCTAGCCGCAGCCTCGCCAGCAAGTCCAGCTCCAGCTCCAGCAGCCATCTGCAAAGGAATGCTGGCACCCATCGTGCCCATCGCAGCAACCGCAGGAACGCCATACCGCAACGCTCCTTCCGTGATCTCTTGCTGATAAGGGAGGGGAGCCACACTAACACCGCCGCCAACTCCATACGGAGTCGGGGCGAAGTTGGGGCGTTCAGCAGGCGCAGCAAAGAGCTGCTCCATTTCCGCCTCAGTCGGAGGAGCGTCGCCCTGCACCGTTACGGTGCGCCCAGTCTGGCTATCCCGAATGGTGAAGGTAGGCATTAGGAGCTGCTGATAACCTGAAACCGGCTTCCCTTAGTGGCAGGTTTGGCCTCGGGCTGCTGCTTCAAGTCAGGAAATGCACGGAAGATGACGGAACGAAGGTCTTCCAGCGATTCCTTAGCCGCCTTGTCGGACATCGAACGACTAAGCTTGGCAAATCGGCTTTGCAGCGTTTCGAGTTCCTTAAGGTTAAGAGCCCCGAACCCAGTAGAACCAGTCGGGCTGGCTTTCTTCAGAGCAATGATGCGACCAAGGGCCTCGTTTGCGCGGATAACGTCATACGAGGTCTCAAGGTCATTAGCAGCAGACCCGCTAAAGAACCCGCCAATCGACGAACCAAAGCCCTGAGCAAGCGGGCTTTCGATGAGGCGTTCGGCTTTAGCAATCTCACGCAGCGTAGTCTCGGCGGAGAGCTTGGCATCTTCGCCAGCCGTCTTAACAGCAGCCTCAGCAGCGGTTTTCTTCTCAGCCTCAGTCTTGGCCTGAGCCTCAGAAGCTTGAATCCGAAGATCGAGTTCCCTTTGCTGACGCGCAGCAGACTCACGAGCAAGACGACTAGACTCTTCTGCGGGTCCGCCCGGAATCATTTCCAGACTGCCCTGAGTGGTGTAGCGATAGCCAGCGGGAGCTTCCTTCTGCTTGGGAGAAGTACGACCCACCATCTCCGTAAACTGCCCCATTGCCGCAGGCGAAAGCTGCTGCTTGGAGAGGATGCTCATCACATCAGACTGCGTAGGTGCTTCAATTGCTGCGAGTTCCTTCAATGCAGCAGAAAGACCCCCAACATCCCTTTGCGCCTGCTGTCCCTTGACGATCTCATTCTGAAGCTGCTGCGCGGCAATCTGCTGATTGAGCTGCTGCGCCTGCATCTGCTGACCAGCCTGAGCGGTCTTCAGGGTTGTGTTCAGCATCGCATTGAGCTGCATCGACTCATTGAGGCCAAGCCCACCGCCCTTGGTGTGCTTCTCGATCAGTTTGCTCATCCCAGCCGGGGCTAGGTTGTCAATCGCTGCCCCGCCCATCCCCTGAAGCTGTTGAAGACCAGCCAGCAAGGCATCATTCTCGCCCGTCAGAAGCTGGTTCTGAAGGCGATTCTTGCGATAGGTCTCGATGCCGCCAGTCAGACCCTGAAGCAGGGCGTTGCCAGCAGACAGACGGCTCTGCGCCAGAATCTCACCGCTACGATCAACAACTTGAGGATTGTAGGGCATATTAACCTTTGGGGGTAAAAATCTTCATAAACTCGGGGAGCGCATAGTTGAGCGTAAGCCCAGCTAGACCTCCGAGAAGCTGCTGATTAGCGCCTTGAGCTGCGGCATTTGCCATAGCCTCCTGAATAACGCGAGCGTTGGCAGCATTGAAGTTAGACCCGTACACATCATTGGCGTAAGAGCTGTACGGGTTGAGCAAGCCCTGAACAAACTGATTGCTAAGACCGCCGGAGCTAAAGGCGCTACCCTGACCAAAGAGGGCCTGATTCTGGCCCACATTGGAGGTCTGCATCCCGTATTGCTGGCCCAGAAGCGCAGCGAAGGGGTTGAACGTCGCAGCCTGCGCCGCCCCAATCCCACCATAGACGTTCTGCATCGACTGCTGAACGTTAGCGCGGGCTTCAGCCTGACGCTGGCGGGAATAGGCGTCCCGATTCAACACTTCAGCGGCAATGCCGCTCATATCCATATCCCGACCTCGGGCAGCGGACCCCTCGCGAGCAGCCTGTTGTGCAGTACGCACCTCGTCGGCACTCAACCGCCCTGCTCCCTGCAACCGCTCAAGGTCCGTAGCCAGCATCCCCGTAGCCGCAGGCAGATAGGTGCCTAGGGTCGAATAAAGCTCAGGATTCGCCGCACGCTGGGCCTCCATAGCAGCCTGTCCAAGACGCTGAACGTCGGAAATATTGGCATCCCGCAGGGCTCGGTTGCTGCTGATGGTCTGTTCCGTCGCAATCCGAGTCAGCTCGGGAGTGTAGGCGGCAATGTTTCCAATGAGGTTCTGAAACGCCTCAATGTCATATTCTCCCGGCTGACCTCCCAAAGTACCATAGGAGGAGACGGTGGACCCAGCGGTCTCCTTTAGGGCAGGGGCGCTGATACGACCTTCCCGCAGCAGGTCTCGATTTAAGCCGGGATCACGAACTGTAATTGGAGTAGCCACGGGGAATGTAAGTGAGATGTTACCACCAGAAGGGGGTTGAGTCGTTGTTGGACCGGGGGTCGGATTCGGCGGCAACACCACAATCGCCCTGCATTGACCATCCGGTCCACGCTCTTGCCCTACTGGGCATTCGGTTCTAATGACTTCACATTGTCCGGTGGTAGGATTCCGAGTTTGTCCCGCAGGACATTGTTCATCCGGAATAGGCTCGCATTGACCTGTAGTTGCATTGCGCTGCTGACCAGCAGGACAAGCTTGAACGGTCGGCTCACATTGACCGGTAGTTGGATTGCGAGTCTGTCCAATTGGGCACGCTGTATTTCTCGGTTGACCCGGCCATATCACCATTCCGGGGCCGCGATTCATCCAGTCGTCGTCAGGATTAGTCCCCGGAGGTCCGTTGGTTCCACTAGGAACCAAAACCCAGTTCCCGTCTCTCTTGTCCCACTTTTGGCCCGGAGGCACATTTCCGGGAGGGGGTGTTTTAGGAACTGGAATCCAAATGCCATTATGAAGCTCCCATTCAGAGTTTTCGGGAGGCTCTTGCTCAGGCTTAGGATTGGCTTCGGTGCTAGATGTGGTCGAGGTTCCGGTTCCTACTGCCCCACCTCCTGTTGCAGACCCAGTTCCTGTGGCTCCAGCTCCAGAAGCACTACCAGTCCCCGGTAATCCACCTGAGCCTCCAAGTCCGCCGCCCAAAACAGCGCCTGCAATCGTTAATCCAGCGGCTACGCCGGGGCTTACGGGTAGAGGGATAACGGAAATCCCGCCCTGTCCCGGAGTCGAACGGGTCGGGCCTAGATCAATGTTGCGATTAGGGGTGGTGAGAATGTCAAAAATCTCACCGGCATACACCTTGGCTTCATTTGGAGTCAGCGGACGGCCTAGGGCCTTTTCACGGGTCGCAATGGCCTGCTGAATGCGATCAGAAATATCAGCACTTCCCTGAGTTAATCCGGTAGGAGTAGTCCCCAAATCAATTACGCCAGAAGGAAGCGGAGTTACCTCTCCTGTAAACGGGTCGCGCACCATCGTGGTGTTGGAGCCCTCAATATCCGATCTGCCTATGACTTCTCGACCACCAATCCGAATATTTGGTCCTCCGGTCCCGTAATTTGCTCCTCCAGTTAGGCTAGTCAGGCTGTTTGGTCCAACCCCAAGAGTTGACCCCAAAGACGGTGCTCCGAAAGCAGATGATCCAATTACATCAAGAAGACCAACCCCGCGAATGCGATCAGCACCGACAACAAAGGGGTCCATCATCGACGGCCCCCCGCCATCTGCCTCCATCAAATACCGTGACTCTTCAGCCATTAGGCGAACTTAGTCTGGCTGGCAAATGCGGTGAAGGTGGCGGAAGCAGTCTTGAAGATGGTGATGGTGTAGATGTCTACGCTGTTGGCGTTACCCGCCGTAGGAGCCGTCCCGCCCGCCCACTTGGGGGTCACGGAAGACCCGTCAATCTGGAAGCCGGACTGGTAGTAAGCCGTGCCGCCCTGCGTAGCCAAGACGGCAAAGCTAATCGAATCACCCGTCGCCATCACGTTGTTAAGCGTAGTGGAGCTGTCTCCGCGCACATTCAGGGTCCAGTTAGCGGAGGCATTGGCCGTGTAGTAGACCACCCCGCCATCCAAAACATTGAAATTGACCGTACCCGTCAGCGCAGAACCCGAAATGGTGGCCTTTTCAATGACCTCGTACACCGAGCTAGTGCCAGACGCGGAAAGGGTCGTAAAAGCCCCCGTAGAGGCCGTAGTGGAGCCAATAGGGGTGTTCTGGATGGACGTAGCCGTCAAAGCCCCGCCAGAAGTCCAAGTCGGGCCTCCGGTAGATAGCTTGGCCGTAGTAATACCTCCGTCCTTTACGATGATAGCCCCGGAAGAAAGCTGGGTCGTAGCTCCATCAACAGCGCCAGACGCAAAGGTGGCATTATCCACCAGATTGTTCAGCGTGGTGGCCGTAGGAGCGTCGTTGGTGGCAAACGTGGTGCCTTTAGAAAGGACAGACATATTAGGAAGCCTGTGAAATGGCTGGGTTGGTGATCATCGCCTGCACCTTTACGGCACGCAGCTTTGGTCGCCCATTCGTGGGGGTGACTGTCATCTGAATGCCGTAGCCGCGCTTGTTTCCAATTCTACCACGCAGCGACGCATCTTCGGCTACCGCCAGATTGGAGCCAAGGAGGCTTGAGAGAGTGCCAAGATCAATAGTGGAATCGGGATTCTCCACTTCCGCCGAGAACGTCGCGTTCGATGACTCCGAAGCAGAGCTTTCAATATGGAACTCATAGGAATTGAACTTCTTACGATCCATCATCTTGTAGTTGTACTGACGGGTCGTAACGCTGCTAGAGATGGGGTAGATCGTGGCCGAAACCCCAGCAAAGAGGGACAAATTGTCATTCCCGTCCTCACGGGAGTCCACGATGTGAATCGAGCCATTCGGGCTGACGGTGTACAGCGAGGCCAGCCCGCTGTTTTCAGCCACCACGAAGTTGTCGATCTCCCAGCCCGTCTGACCCGTCGTATCCAACGACTCCCAGCCTTGGTTCAAGAAGTTGTAGATCAGGATGGCGTTGTTGGTCGTAGAGGCATCCAACGGCACCGCAATGTAGTAGCGGTTATTGAAGTAGGCTGCGACTGCCTTGTAGGCGTAGTCCACGTTAATCCGCTTGATCGTAGCCGCAATGGACTCCGACAAGGGTACGCCTGCGCCTCTTAGGTTATAAAGGTCACCGAAGGCCGCGGCATATACCCCATTGTCGGAGAGGAACAGCACTTGATTGCCGACTTGGAGGATGGACTTCCGCGCCACGCATCCAATCTCGGACGTAATCATCTGAACGGACGTATCGCTCACCGCCCCGTTTACCCCACGGATCAGATGGATGGAGTTGCGGTTAAAGACGAGGAGGTTGTCCTCCGCAAACCCTTGGAAGCCCACCACGTAGTCCGCAATGCCAGCCGTGATTCGGTACTGGTTCTGGATGCGGTCGTAGGTGTCGCTGTCGAGGATGTCGGAGGCAATAATCTCGTCCCTGACATTCCTGTCAGTATAAGATCCGCTAGCAGGCTCGTACCAATACGGAACCCACAAGCGACGTTGATGGTAATAACCCCATCCGGGAGCGGGCATATGGATGAAGCCCTTCCCCGCACTCACCTTCTTTGAGACCACAATCCTGTCCGAAGATACGTCAGGAACCTGAGCCAAGAAGGTGAAGCTGTTGGCGTCAGGAACGGTGTTAACCGTGTACTTGAAGTCGCCTTCTTCCAGCTCTGAACTGCCTCGATCAATGACGTAAACCAAATCCCCGACCGAAAGACCGTGGGAATTGGCCGAAATGGTCACCAATCCGTCCGTGATCGAAGCATTCCCTGCCGCATCGAAATAGGTGGGCTGGGTGTAGACGCCACCCGCAACCTCCGTGAAAGCAGGACTGCCAGAAAGGTCTCCATTCCACTCCAACGCGGCCTCGCCTTCCCGAAAGAGGAACACCTTGTCAAAAACCTGAAGGAGTTCCACGGACCGAGAAAGGCTGACTCCAGCCGGGTACGCAATGTTCGTGGACGACCCGCCAGTCACCGGAGTGGCGATAGCATTACTATCCGTCGCTCGGATGATGTAGTTGGAATTGTCGCTGGTAGGGTCTGAGAACAGGCACGACCCATACACCCCAGTAGCCCCCGCACTACCCAGCTTAGGCGGACCAGCCGTAGCGCCGGTAACGGTGTAGGTCTCACTCCCAGTAGCCCCAGCCAAGGTAAAGGTGAACTGGGTGGTGCTGACGAACGTAATCAGCCGATTGCCATTGGGGTCCACCGTACCCGTAATCCCGGCAATGTTCACCAATGTGCTGTTGGTGAAGGCATTCGTAGCCGTATTAACCGTTACGGTCGTTCCAGAGCGACTAGCAGAGGAGATGGTGACCGTACCGTAGAGCTTCCAGACTGCTGGGGACGTAATCCGAATGGACTCCGTATTAGCCGTCAGGGTAGGCCCAAAGCTCTCTAGCCCCTTCCGTGTCTGCCAAGCCCCGTCTAGGTCCATCCGTCCATTGAGGCTGGCCGCAACCTCCCCGCCTTTCAACTGGTCAGGACGGAGACGGTTATTGACCCGCGCAAACCCCACATCGCCATCATCAACGATGTTGGTATCGAGCTTACCGTAGCTGAAGTAACGGGCCATTATTGGAAGAGATAACGGATGCGTACAATGCCAGCCTGACCGGAACCGAAATTGACGTAATTGGCATTTTGGTCGTCATAACCACCACCCCATCCGCCATTGCCGGAATTTGCCACTACCGCTGGTAGGGCATAGGCCACAGAGTCATCAACGCCAAATCCGCCTGCTGCAAATTGAGCATACGTCCCAGTAGAGGAAATGATGTCCGCAGTACGACCGGAACCTCCATCAGGTACGCTGCCAGCAGAACCAGCTCCACCACCACCACCGTCAAATCCACCGCCAGACCAATCTCCACCCTTGTTTCCATAGCCTCCGCTGGCGCTAGAAGGCTGCAAAGCAACAGCACCGTTTTGATCCACGCCACCACCTCCGCTTCCGCCAGAAAAGTTAGGCGATCCGCCTCCAAGAGCGGTCAATCCACCAAAAAGGGTATTGCTCCCAGAGGCGCCGGCATTTCCTCCAGAGCCTACAGTCACCGCAAAGCTTCCAGTAGATAGAGACAGGCTGGATCGGTAAATGTATCCACCTGCGCCGCCACCGCCAAATGTACCACCGCCGCCACCACCAACCATCATCACTTGAAGCGTAGCCCCTACTGGATAGTTGGTGATGGAAAAGGTACCGCTAGAGGTGAACTGGTGAATCTTGTAGTTGGCGTTTGTGGGGTCGGTATAAACCGTTCCGCCAGTAGCCGCGATAAAACCACCAGCAGGCGCACCGCTTCGGAAAGCCCCAAACGCCCGCAAAGAGGCAGCACCAACTGTGGACAGGACAGGCATACACCTATCCTACCACTACCGCCGCTTCCTTAGCGGCAAGCCTTGCGGGAGGTGCCGTGATTCTTGGTCTTCATCGACCCATACTCAAGCATACGCTCCTTCTTGCCCTCCATCTTCTCGTGCATCATCTTGCCCTTCTTGGTCTTGTAGCGCTCGCCTGATTTGCTCATAGAAATTTGTTTGACTGAAATTGAGTTTCCCCTCCACCTCCCCGCTAGGGGAGGAAGCTAGCAGGACCAAAGCACCTTGCGAGCCCAGTAGTTGGCGGAGAGCTTCCCGTCCCCGCCCTTGATTCCTCCAGACCTCGCGCAATAGGACTTACGGCGCTCCTTGGAACGGTGCTGGGTGTAGTCCTTCATCGAGCTATCACCGAAATGGACGATCCTCTCCTGTCCATTCGCACAAGCCTTCACCACCTTCTTCTTCCCCGCCCTCCAGCTCTTCATCGGCTGGTTGCAGGGCATATCCGTCTTCTTCACTTGGCCTCCCTTCGCCATTTCCAGAGTAGGTATGCAATTCCGAGAAGGGTGCCCACAAGAGCCGCGACTTGATTCACCTGTGAGAGGGTGATGGACGCCGTAACTGGGGTCCCGGCAACGATGTAGTCCTTCGCTTGGAGCATCTTGCCTATCCTACCACGACTTTTTCTCCGCTTCTGCCAGAGCGTGAAGGACATCGGCGGTGAAGTTGGGGGCAAACTGAGCCGCCGCCTTAAACTCGGGGTGCTTCAGGAACCTGTCCACCTGCCCCGTCGTGTAGCACCCGGAGAGGGCAAGAAGGGCTAGGGCACACAGAAGGCCCTTGGCGGGCCTCTGCAATGGCTTTATCGATGGCATTGTGGGTGGAGACTAGTCTGGCCTCCTGAACGGCATCCAAGAGCCGGTTCAGAAAAGGAATGGCCTTAGCAAGAGCCAGAATAAGGCCCACCAAGCCAGTCACGGAATGATGGAGATGGTGATGGTGGCCTTGGTCGGGGCCTGCGGAATCACGATGGCAATCTCGTTGGAGTCCATAAACCCGGCGGCATTGCTGATTCGGACCTTGTAGGTGCCAGCGTTAGCGGCGGTCACGCTCTCAATGGTGAGCGTGGACTGGGTTTCGTTGGGGAGGATCACATTGTCCTTGTACCAGACGTAGGTGAAGGGGGTGGTGCCTTCGGCGGAGGAGATGAACACCACCTTGCGCCCAGCGAGAACGGGCGTGGAGGCGGCTTGGGCAAACGCGCTGCTGACGAGCAGGAGGAGGGCGAGGAACAGTTTCATAGTTATGTCAGATAGGGATCCGGGGCTAGGATGACAGCAGGGTCGAGGCCAAGCTGCGCGCACATCGCGTTCACGGTTGGATTGTTATTCCAGAACCACGCATAGTTGTCCCAGAGGAACTGCTGCTCGGGCGGCAGGCCGTCGATGAGCGTCATTAAGTCGGGAAGCTTGCCGGCATCCAGCACGCGGCTGGTGATCGTGTCCTTGCTCACGCGGTAGGGCGCGGGAGGCGGGATCGGCTTCACCACCCACGCGCAGTTCTCCCAGACGGGCGCCTGCTCGGTGGCGGGGTCGTAGCTCGGCGGAACGGTGACGACCCAGCCCTTGCGCTCCAGATTGGAGATGGCCGTCGGGTCGGTTTCGGCGCGGAGGGCGCAGTCGAGGGTGAGGTAGGTGGTCATTACGAGCAGGCTAGTTTGAAACTGTAGGCGTTGCTGTGGTCTATGCGCTGGCGAAGGCTGTCGCTTAATGCACCGGAACAAACCATACCAAATGCAAAATCGTTATTCACATAAATCGTACTATTCCAGTTTCGACCCACTTGAAATTTTCCGTTGATATTGTTGGTGCCTGCGTTCCCGGTTGTTATCGACCCTCCATTTATCTCGTTTTTTGAACTTGAGCCGTTGAATACGTGATTGCCGATAAACCACGCATTAACAGTTGCTGCTACCCCGAATAGGTCTACGCCTGCATACGTGTCGTGTTTTGCAACTCCTCCGCTTGGAGCTATTGCAGAAAGGCATCCTAAACTTGAATCCTCGAATACCTCATTGTAATTTGAGTAAAATTGTTTCGGTAGATTTACCAAAAAGGAAGTGTAAGGCTGGCTCTTTACTATCGTAGGGCTTTCAAGAAAATCATTTGAGCCATCAAATCGCACAACCCCATTGCCTCCAAGGACGCCTGTGCGATAGACGGGTTGATTTGCTCCCGTAGCTTGCGTCACGTCATTAGCACTCCCGCTTCGGTCGGACCAAGTGCTTATCGCCGTGTTGTCGCTTTGGTTGATGTAACGACTATCAACAGCAATAAATGCACCAACTGAAGTTGGCTTGAAATGTCTATGCCGCGCCCTCATTAGCTCGACGTGTAGGAGATTTCGACGCCAAGGAGGCGGGCGTCCACGGCGAGGGTGTCGCCAGCATCCGTAGCCTTGCGGCTAAGTTCGTAGACGATGGGGTTCCCATTGGCCGCCGTACCCGCCAAAGTGATGGCAGATGTGGCAGGGGAGATATCCACGTCATTCGCCGCCGTCAGGGTGTCGGTTGCCGTCTGTGCCGTGCCGGTAGCTTGGTCAATGGCATCGTCATTGGCGTAGGCTCGCCCGGAGAGCTGCCACACCACATCACCAGAGCCGGAGGCTGCCGTCCAATGGAACTTGGATGTCACCGTTCCAGCATTCCAGTTGGAGGGCATAACAACCAACGCCTGCGCGTACTCGATGGCCGCCGCATCAAACTCCAGCACGTCGTAGTTCACCTTGTTGGTGGCCGCTTCCAAGGAGTTGACGCCACACCCTGAAGTGGTGCGGGGAATCCACGCGGAGGCGGGAATCCAGACGTTGGTCGAGCCTCCACCGGAAGCACTCACCGCCGCCCACGTTGGGTTGGCACCCGTGCCCTGCGTCTTGAGGTAATGACCGTTCGTGCCAGCTCCCAGCCGGGTCCACGTAGACGCACCGCGATAGAGAATGTCTCCTTGAGCGGCAGACCCCACCAAGTCGAGCACCTGAGTCAGCGTGGCATCCTCGGGGTCTCCCGTGCTCGCCGTAATGCGGGCCTTGATCGTCGAGGCCGTCATATTCGCCATCTTGGCGTTCGTGACCGCGCTGTTGGCTATGGTCGCGGCAAACGACCCCGTACCGCTACCTGTGACATCCCCTGTCAGAGTGATGGTTTGATCGCCGGTGTTCGTGCCCGAAGACGTACCGGAGAACGTACCCGATTGCGTAGCTAACGTACCCAGTCCAAGGGTGGTGCGCTGCGCGGCGGCATCCACATCGTCCAGCAGGGCCTTGCCAGCCGTGGTGATGTCCCCGCCCAGCTTGGACGTGCTCACCGCCCCAGAGGCGATGGTGGCTGAGAATGACCCCGCACCAGACCCGGTAACGTCGCCCGTAAGCGTGATCGTCTGGTCACCCGTGTTCGTTCCGCTACTCGTCCCGCTGAACGTGCCGCTTTGCGTGGCAAGGGTGCCGAGGCCAAGGGAAGTGCGGGCAGCGGACGGGGCCTCGTTCTTCCACAGGGAGGAGGACGACTCGTAGACTAGGAACGAGTTATCCACCGGGCTGGACAGCAGAACGTCGTGCAGCTCCTCCAGCTCAAAACCGTTGAGGATGTCGACGTAGATGATGCCAGCCCCAGCCGAGGACTTGATGCAGTAGCCGAGACGAACCCCGTGATTGGGCTGCGTGGGGCGGACGTTCGTGATGTCGCCAGACGAGCTGGACGACAGCCACAGCACATCGCCCTCCGTAAAGGCAATGGTGTCTACGCCGGTGAGCAGGCCAGCCGTGATGATGAATCCAGAGCTGTTATTGCTGATGGACTCAGCCGTAATGCCAATGGTCGTGGCCGAATTGGGGTCTCCATCGGCCAACGCCAAATCCACCTTGAGTCGGGTGCCGGACGACCCGCTCTGTCGCACCACCTTACGCTTGGCGATGGTGGAGCCCGTCTGGTTGTACACCTGTACGTGGCTATCCACGCCCAGCTTGCCCAGCACGTTGGCATTGAAGCCAACAGACGGAGCACTCTCCGTGCTGTCCCAGATAATCACTCCCGTGCCACCAGTCGTGGTCGGGGTGGTGTCGAAGGCAAAGGCGTCAGCGAGAATCTTCCCGTTGTCGTCAATGGTGGGAACGCTGCCCTGAATGGTCGAGCCTCCGGTGCCGTCGGCTCTGATGATGGCGTTGTCCGTGCTCCCCGTAGACCCAGCAATAGACCCCGCAGCCGAGAGCGTGGTGCCAGCTAGGGACAGATTGGTGCCAATCGTGATCTCCTCGACATTGCCGGAACCAGAAGACGCCCGGCCAAGCAGACGGCTGGTGGCCGACACGTTCTGCATCTTGGCATACGTGACGGCATCATTATCGATAGTCCACGTAGCGCCACTAGAGCTTACCGTGATGTCGCCTTTATCGCCGTCCGTCACCCCGCCGCCACCACCTCCACCAGAAGCGTAGGAGAGGCTGTTCCACGCCGTCGTGCCGTCGCCAAACTTAATCTTCAGCGTGTCCGTCTCCAGACCCAACTGACCAGCCTCCAATACAGGGTTATTGGAAGTCCAGTTGGCAGCCGTGTCCCGGCGATGACGAATAATGGCAGGAGTGCTCATACTGATGTACCGTCGTCCAAGTCTACTACAGAGGAGGCATAGGTGGTCGTGCTGCTTCCCTCGTCTAGATCAAAGGTGGAAAGGATGCCGTTGGACGAACCGGCGCTGAAGTCCCAAGCCCCGCTCAGAGCCCCGCCAGCCCGCCACCGGCCATCCTGCCCCAATACGTGCACCGTACCCCTACGAAAGGGAGGGATGGGCTTCCACCCAGCTCCCCGCCCCAAGTCCTCCAACGACCATTCATCTCTCAGGTCGCGGACAAGGGTGTCCTTCGTAATGGCGGGCATTGGCCTATTCTACCCTACAAAAACAAAGGGCCACCCCGCAGGATGGCCCCGTAAACCCCCTTTGCTTGCGTTTTACGGGGTTTTCTCGGCCTTCTTGGACCAGAGGCTCCACCCCACCGCCAAAAGGCTCCCAATAGAGCCCGCGACGGTTTCAATGGTGCCGCTGTCCAGCTCAATGCCCTTGGCAATGAGGTAGCCCGACGCAATGCCGAGCAGGTGACGAACGATGGAGGTGATGACGGAGGCGTTCATTCTTTGATGGGATTTACGGCGGATTCTAACACCTGAATAGCCTGCTTGAGCAGCTCGTGGTCCTGCCGGGTGCCCCGAAACTCGGAACACACCTGATTGATGATGTTTAGTGCCTGTTTGGCGTCCATAAATGATCTCTAATGGCGTTTAATGGCCGTTAGGCAATCGTAAATGAGGACTAGCCCACACCCGCCAGAAGCTTGTCCTAACGATAGGCGCGGGTCTTAGCCGCCACCCTAGCAGGCTGCTTGGAGAACTGCTTGCCCGACCGCATTGCCTTACGCTTGGCCGCATTCGTAGCCGCACGCTCGGAAGGACTGAGGGAAGCCCAAGCCTTCTCGGGCAGATAACGCTCCCCCGTTTTGAGGGAGGGCTTCCCGCTGTACGTGCGCCATTTCTGGCGCGTCCAGTCCACCAAAGAACGCTGCTGAGGCTTCATTATGATGTTGGTAGCTCCCTCTCTGAGTTAGGTAGTTGGCGGCGGCGGTTAAGATTTCGGGACTGTCCTTAAACATTCCAAGCGCCCTGTTGCAGGTTTTGCACAAAAGACCACGGAATTCGCCGGTCGCGTGATTGTGGTCGATTGCGCTATTCTCAAGCACAATAGGCGACGTGCAGATCGGGCACTTACCGCCTTGCGCCTCAAAGGTCTCGATGAGAATCTTGGGAGTTATCCCGCGTCGAGAACACCGCTTTACTATGGTCCACTTGTCCTTGGTGCGGTATTCTTTGACTCGGTGCTGATTCGCCTGAACCCACGCGAAATGCTGTTCGTATCGGCAGGTGTTGCAGTTGCTTTGCAGCAAATGCTGGAGCGGGGCGCTTCTACGCCTAAAGGCAGAGAGTGGCTTCTCTACCTTGCACTTAGTGCAGGTCTTAGTCTTTGTACCCTCCGCCTGCTGCTTTGTATTCACGCGCCAAGAACTGTGCTTTGCGCCCGCTCCACTGTCCAGCTTTTCCACCCTTGGAACCAGCCAGAATACGGCGATAGATGTTCTTACGCAGGCCGGGGCGTGTGTACACCCCGGCGCTGTTCACCGTAGACTTCTTGGGCATTACAGCGGGGTCAGGCCAGCGTTCTGGGCCAGCACCTCGTAGAAGCCAACGTCGTCAGTCCAAGCGGCGGTCTGCGCCTCGGTGGCGTTTACCAGCTGGGAGGCGACCTCCGCACCGGCAGCGTCAAGGAGCTGGCAGTCGGCAACGGCGGGACCGTTCTGGTAGTTTACGTAACGGACATTGAACTGCGTGGCGCTCTTGGTGCCAGCAGGGGTCCAGACGGAAACGGGGGAGATGGCGATGACGGTATTCATAGGAAGGGATTAGTTGTTGGTGGTCTTGGCGTGGATGTAGTAGATCGTGCCGCCGATATCGACTTCGATGGTCCGATTGGGCGAGGTCGGGGAAACCGTGGCGACGGCACCGAGCTTCCACGCGGCGGCAGTTCCGCCAGTAGGCGCGGCGGTAGTAATGCTTCCAGCACCAGTCAGGTTTCCGTTCGTTCCAAGCGTCAACGCATCGACCGCTGCATCCACAGCTCGCAACCGAAGGTTAGTCGTAGACGCAGGGATTTCGACGGCCCATTGCTGCTGCCCAGCCTGCAACAGACTAAAGGTTGCCGCAGTTCCATTTGCGGTGCTTACGCGAACCGTTCCGCCGAATGTTCCTGCGCTCCCGACGTACAAAGCGCCCCCCACCCCCAGCCCGCCACTCGTCCCGTTGCCCACCACCAGAGCGCCGGACGAGGTGGTGGTGGAGGCGGTGGTGCCGGAAATTGAAACCACGCCAGCAGCCGAAATGTTTAGGCGGTTTGTGTTGTTGGTGTAAACACCAAGGTCGTGATTCGATTCGGTTCCTACAA